AGAGATGTAAATTTAACAGATTATTTATTGCAGCTTTATAAGATGCCGGGGCAGTTTGGTTCACCTTTTCGTGCTAATTCAATGAAATTAAATAATAAAGTTGTTATTTCAACATTAGGTATTGGGTCAGATGGTAAATTAGACAATACAAGTACCACATTAATGAATGAAAATATTGCAGAATATCTTAGTCAATTCAGAATGCTTAATGATTATGTTGAAGTAACCAACGGTAAGATATTTAATTTGGCTTTTGATGTTGATGTATATGTTGAAAATGTTGCCGATAATCAGGTTGCAAATAGTATTATTACACTTGTTAGAAACTATCTGGATATTAATAATTATGAAATGAATCAGGATTTGTTTTTAGGTCTGCTTCAACGTGAAATACTCTCAGCCAATGGAGTTATTAACGTTATTGACATTAAAGTATATAACAGAGTGGGTGGTCAATATTCAAATAACGTTATTTCTCAAGATATTAATCCAAGTACTGGTGAAATAACTATCATTAACAATACAATTCATTCAACCGAAGATAGTATGTTCGAAATAAAATTCCCAGAAAAAGATATCACAGTCTTCTTACGTAAATCAACAGGTTAATGGAATTAATAAAGAAAACCATATATAGAATAATGACAACTGGCACAACTGCGCCATGTTCACATAGAAACCCTGAAACGGGTGCACTTATAACTGGTTGTACTGCTATGACATTAACAATTATTCCAAATACTGGCATTACATATAATTTTAAGATATTGTTAAACCAAGAAGTAAAAGATGCTGGTTTTTTTGATGCGTATGTATTAGACTCTCCATTTGATTATATTAATATTGGTGCAACTTCTTCAGGTCTTACCAAATTTGAGCATTATTTAACTGGTGGTACAACACTTGCAGGAAGCGGATTAATAATATCACACAGTGATGGTAGCATTACTGGCACAACAGGTATAACCAATACTTTATATACAGTTACTGGTGAATGCACAAGCAGATTATTAGAATTGCAAAAATATACAGTGAGCAGTGCTTTCACTGCTCAATATTTTAGTGGTGGTAGTTATACTGTTGATGGTGTAGATTATCCGAATTCTTTTTCAGGAATAAGTATCACTTATTATCTTGGTGGAATTAAATATTTTGATCTTCTTACTGGCACTACTTCAGGTTCAACATTCAGCTTCTCAAGTCAGGGTTATCTCAATCCTAACTTTATCAACAAGCCAATATATCAAGCCCCGAATAAAGAAAATATTATTAGCAACCCAAAAATTAGTAACGATGTATTTGTGATAAGACAAGAACTGCCAGCATTTGATGGAAATTATAGATTAGAATATATAAGAAAACTAGTTGATTTGGAAACATATGCTGCAGGTAAATTTTTTAATATAATTAATAACACGTAAACTGTAATTCTTGTCTTATTGTGAACTACCAATAAATTGGCTTCTTAATTTTAATTAAGAATTTTGGACGTTTCATTGATTGTGCCAATTGAAATTGGTCTTATTTGATCTCCACGCCTGTAATCGTCAGTCCCTGACGATAAAATCTTTTGTCCTTCTTTAAGGATATTTTTTGCTGCATTTATATCTCTATTATGATTAACACCACAATTAGGACATATCCAATTTCTAATATTTAATCTTAAATTTTGATTTATATAGCCACAATTATTACATGCTTTAGACGAAGGATAAAATCTATTGATTTTAATTATTTGTTTATCATTCCACTCAGCCTTATAATTCAACATTTCAATGAATTTACCCCAACCTGCATCATTAATTGACTTGTTTAGACCAGATTTGGCTGTTTGACCATTTGGTAAATATTTACCGTTTTCGTCCTGTTTTGGTTTACATCTTGTTGACATACCTTTGATATTTAAATCTTCTAAAAAAATCATGTCATACCTTAATATTAATTCAGTTGATATTTTTTGTAAATTGTCCATTCTCGAATTGGTTATCTTCTTGTGAACGATTGCTACTTTTATTCTTTGTAGCTCATATCTATTACTACCTCTTGTTTTTTTACTTAAATGCTGCTGTGCTGTTTTTAATTTTTTTTCATAATGTTTTGTATATTTATTATTTTTATATTTATAACCATCAGAAGTTATAATAAAATCTTTAACGCCTAAATCGACACCAATAATTTTATTTGTTTTTTGTAATTTAACATGATTAGTTTCAACTAAAATACTAACAAAATATTCCTTTGTACTTGTTTTACTTATTGTGCATTGTCGAATTTCACCTTTGAATTTTCTATGAAGAATAACATCAATACCGTTTTTAAATTTAGGTATTTGTAATCGATTTTTAATTAATTCGGTAAATTGCGGTACAGTAAAACTATTTTTATTATGTTTAGATTTAAATTTTGGAAATTTGGCTCTACCTTTAAAAAAACTATTATATGCACCATCTAAATGTTTTAATGTATGTTGAAGTGATTGTGAATTAATTTCATTTAACCAAATATAATCATCTGAATGTTTTAATTCTGTTAATGATCTTGCATTATCAATATAACTCAATGTTTGCTCATTTGTTTTATATTCTTCAATTCTTTCATTAAGAAAATAATTATAAGTAAAACGAATACATCCAAAATGCTTATTTAAAAGAATCTTTTGTTTTTCATCAGGCTTTAATTTATATTTAAATGCTTTTAACATTTTATTCTATTTATCTATTTTAGTATAAATACTCAAAAATTTTCAAAAAATTAAAATAATATCATTTAAAATACTTAAATTGAGTATTTATTATAAATAATATTAAAGAAATTAAAACTTTATAAAGTGGCGACATCGACATATGGGATAAACAGAGCATCTGACGTTAACATTGAAGATATTGACATGTATTATAATTATACTCCAAACAGACAAACAAGTAATACAGATATAATTCCATTGGTTGCAACAGAATTATTGTCTTATCTTTATTTACCAAGTACTGACCCAAATTTTATACCAGTAGTTAATCCAAGTTTAGTTGAAAACAGTAATGTATTGGAAGGATTATATAATTTAAGATTACCTGCATCAATTTTTAATCAGTTAGGAATATATACAATTTATATTAAACCAAAACTTATAATGACAACAATTGTTGATTGCGGTGTCTTATCTTCATTACCAACAGTTAATGGTATTGTAATTGATTTAAGCACAACTCCATTACCCGATAATTTAAAGAAAAACAATGCATTACAAGGTTTTAAAATTGAATATCTTAATTCAGATAACACTAAATTAAGAAACGTGGTACGATATGTTGTTACTTCAAACAAAGTAGTTCCTGTTAGTGAAAACGTTGGAAACACTTCTCAAAAAGCAGTTAGATATCGTTTTGATGACTCTGGGACTCTTATGTTTCTTCAGCTTACTCCAAGTAGTTCTTCAGATGTTAAACCAAATGTGTTGCCTTTTATTGGTAATGTTGGCGGAATAATTTTGATGACAAATACATATTTTTCACCGCTTGTATTAGAAGTTGAATTAGTTGAAAATACTATTGATACGTTGGCAGATATCGTTGGGGGAGAACAGATTAAAGATGTTCAAAATGGCATTTTAACATATTTTGATAAAAACAGAGTAATTATAAAACAGGATAATTTATACGAAATTAAAGATGACGTAACCAACGTACCATTATTTGAAGTGAAAGAACAAAGAACCAATATTGATGAAACCCAGAGCTTCGACAATGTAACGAAGGGAATATAATAAACATTAAAATTTTGAATATTTAATGTTTAGTAAAAAATTGACCTTAAAATCTCAATCATATGTATTGAGATTTTTTTTTATTGTATTTATAGTAAAATAGAAATTTTGTGGCAAAAGTAAAAGTAGTAGGTACAAATCTTGACCAGAATTTAAATGGAACAAACTTTAATAACGTAGCATCCGAAACAATATTTTCATTCGGTAGTTTTGCTGTTACATCAAATTTTGAAGGTAGAGTACCTATTGATTATTCAAATACATTAAGTTCATTTGTACGTCCAGTTACTCTTGAAACAATTGGTTTAACACAAACACAATCTGAAATCATACATCAGTATAATACTAATGCTGTTCTAAATTTAGATAAATCAGACTTAAATACCTTTGTTAGATTTGGTTCGGCATATGAATTTTTAAGAGTATCAATACAAAACATCATTGTAGCATATCCGGGTAGTTTATTTATGAACTCTCAACTTACACACATTAATACAATTACATTTAGTGGATTTACTTATAATCACGTCACAAATATTTCCACTTTTACAATACCGATTGCATCAACAGTTAATACATTTGGTTTAGCATTTAATTATGGTAATGTGAGCAATCCAGATGACAATCCATTAAAAAATTTAAATCTTTCATATAATCAATATGTTGTTTGGTCTACTCTTAATCCTACTGGAAATTCATATACGATTATTGGCTTTACTGGATATACATCAAATAATCCAAACTTAACAATTAAAACAACAGGTAATCCATTTCCAACAATTACTGGTGCAACATTTGGTTATTCAGGTGCAATTGATTTTCATATTAAACCAAACAATATTGTTTTCGAAGAATTCAGGTCATTATTAAGTGATTATGAAAAATATATTGTTTCAGAAAGAATAACAGGAAATACAAGCGGATTTAAATTCGTATTAAGAGACCCTATTTTACTTGACAACGGAACTATTAGTTATTCGAATACACAGATGCTATGGACAACAAGCGACAACTATAACATAGATGTTAGTACTCCAAAATATCGTACTTTTTTGAGTAGTATTTTAGCCATTGGTAATAAGTATGATGCAATAAAGACAGACCTAATTGCACGATTTTTAACACCTGATTCAATTAAAGCATATGATCTTACCGAAGATGGTAAAATGACTAAACTCTTAAGAATATATAGTAGAGAATTTGACCAGATGAAACAATTCATAGATTCTTTGGTTAATATTAATCATGTTACATATGATAAGATTAATAACACTCCAGATCAATTAATTAAAAATCTTTCAAGAACATTTGGATGGAATTATTTTTCATTGGTAAATGAAGCAGAATTAGTTACAAGTCTTTTATCTATCAGTGATGCAGAAAGAAATTTACGTACCGATTTAATGCCAGCAGAAATTGATATTGAACTCTGGAGAAGAATATTAATCAATACAAATTATTTCTGGAAATCTAAAGGTACGAGAGAAGCATTAAAATCAATATTTCTCTTAATTGGGATACCCGAACCATTTATTAATATTACTGAATATATCTATACTGTTGATGGTAAAATAAATCCCAATAGTGTACCATTTACTAAAGCAGATTTTCCTTCAAATTCATTGCCATATGATAGTGGTGGATATCCAGTTGCACCATTAGAAACCAGTGATTTCTTTTTTCAGGTTTCTGGTGACACCGATGCTGGTCAACATTATATGGATGCATTTCGTATGGCTGGTTTTAATTTAATGCAAACCGTTGATAATAGAAAATCATGGATTCAAACAGGTGCAACAACAAGAGTTGATAGTACAACACCACAGTATTATCAAGAAGATAGCAAACTTGTTATAAACACAAAAGAAGTTGACGTTGCTCTTGATACTGCACGTGGTATTGAATATGATGTTTATGATTACATAAATTCTGTAGATTTTCCAGCAAATTCAACTGGTTATACACTTCCATTCTCATATGTAAACATATCTCTGGGAGTAAATAGTGTTCAAAAAACTTTTACATTACCAACACCGTATAATAAAACTGAAGGTAGTTTAGAAGTTCGTTATAATGGTATTTTATTAAACGCACCAACAACTGGTAATACGGGCGGTACTGGAACTGAATTAACGAAAGCAGATTATAGTATTTCGGGCATTACGTTTACGTTATTAACAGCAAGTGCATATTCAAATTCATATCGAAGGGATGTAATTCAGGCAACATTTATTTATTCAGGCAACACACATCCAGTTACTGGAATTACTGTTCAGTATATTGTAACAAGAGTTGATGCTAAAGTAGGTGGAACTGTAATACCGTTACCAAGTTATCCACGTGGAGATGTACAGGTAACTGTAAATGGTATTGCACTCACAAAAGGCACTCCACAATTTATTGCTGATTATATTCTTGACCCATCAAATACAACTGGTTCAACTGGTAGTAGAATTATTATTCAAAATCCTGATGTAATTTCATTTTTGGCTGTTAGTCCTACAATACAAGTAGCTTATGTTCATGTGACTGGAAGCAATCAAATTAATGCGAGAAGTGAAGTGGTAAGAGTTGATAGTTTTAATAGTGGTAAAGTATATTATAATGTTTCAGCAAATAAATATGTTTATAAACTTAACTATAAAGCAAATATAGCATCAGATATTAAAGTATTGATAGATGGTATTGCATTAGAACCATATACAGATTATAATATTAACGTACAAAATCAATATGAAGTTTTCTTACCAAAAGGTATTAAATATGGTACAATTATAAGCGTATATTATCTTGTTGCAGTTAGTTCATATTTTAACCCTATTGTAAACGATGTTTTTGGAGTTGGTGATATAAGTAAATTGTCATTTCTTGAATTTATCGAATTAATCCAAAGAAAATTAATAAATGCAAGAAATAGAAAAACAATTACAGATTTTAAAGGTGGGTGGTATCCAACATTATTAAATGTTTATATTCAATATTTAAAACGTGCCGATCTTCAGTCAAATGACCCATTGGTTTCAAATGGTTATACTTTTGAAAATTTATATTCATTTTTAAGTAAATATAATTCATTCTTTCAAAGATTTGTTGATGAATTATTACCTGCAACAATCATATTGAAAAAAAGTGGACTTTTAGTTAGAAATACAATTTTTACAAAACAAAAATTCACTTATAAAAGAGGTGTTAACATACCTTTAAGTGGCTCTACAGTATTAGATATAAGAAAAAATTCTGGTATAACATATAATTCTGGTACAACATATAATTATGTATTGCTTCCTTATAGTGTATTGCTTCCTTATCTGGGAGATGATGGTAGTACTTTTTTAATTGCACAATCTACAGCAGCACCACCAACAGCAACAGTACCAACAGTTATCACAACTGCATTAACTAATATTGTACAAACTGGTGCAACTGGTGGTGGTAATGTCATATCTAATGGTGGTGCTGCAGTAACAAAACGTGGAATAGTGTGGAGTACATCACCAACTCCGACAACTGGAAACACTAAAATTATGAATGGTACTGGAAATGGAATATTTGTGAGTTTATTGACTGGATTAATACCAAGTACTACTTATTATGTAAGAGCATATGCAATTAATACTGCAGGTGTTGGTTATGGTAATGAAATTAGTTTTACTACACCAGCAGTTGTTATCATACCATTTATTAAAACAAGTGGTGCAACCAGTACAACTCAAACAACAATTAATAATACTGGTGGTTATGGTATTACTGGTTACACAAGTATTGATTATTATGCAATGCAATATAGTGCAGCAACAACTGGTGGTTGGTTATTATATCCTATATTACCAAGAAGTGGACCGCTTGCTGTAAATTTCTTTGCACAAACAATCAGTGACTTAACACCAAGTTTAACCGCAACCACTTACAATTATCGTGCATATATGGTTGTTAGTGGAAGTCCATACTATGGCGATATTAGAACAATACAAACATTAGCAATAGTACCAGTAGCACCTACAGTTAATACTACAGCAGCATTTTCAATAACATATAGCGGTGCAACAACTGGTGGTATTGTAACTTCAAGTGGTACATCAGCAGTAACAGCACGTGGCGTTGCATATGGATTAGCACCTAATCCAACAGTATCGGGTAGTCACACAACTCAAACAGGTACTACAGGTTCATTTACAAGTATATTAACTGGATTATTGGCAAATACTACATATTTTGTAAGAGCATATGCAACTAACTCTGTAAATACTTCTTATGGAAATCAGGTAACTTTTATAACATTACCACCACCTCCACCACCACCTGTTCATGCAACATTATGTATGACATTCTCAACTCAAACGCATACAAATCCGCATCAGAGAATTCAATCATCATTATCTCAAGCAATTAATGGTGATATTGTTTGCATTCAAGAAGCACATATTGAAGGATATAATGCTGGTGGTTCAACAATAGTTAGTGCGACAATGGGCGTATCATGCAGTACATGTATTTGTTATGGTGTAGGAAGTACTTATGCTCCAGATGGAAAAACAGACCAATCACCTGATGATAGTTCATGGGCACTTGCAACAGGTTATTCATATAGTGCACCTGCTGTTAAAGTAAATGGAACACTTATTGCAGTTTGTGGAACTACTATTTCAGTTGGAATTGATACCGTAACAGTCAAATTTCCCGTAAGCTGTTGTCATCTATAATTAATTTATTAAATTAAAACTATTAGTATTTATAATTAAAAAAGAAATTAAATGGCATTTATCGAAAAAAAAGACCCTGTAGTTATAAACATTAAAATAACCTCAAAAGGCAGAGAATTATTATCTACTGGTAATTTGTCATTTAAATATTTTGTTATTGGTGATAGTGAAATGGATTATGCTTTTAATGAGGCAACAGGACTAAATCCATTTAATGCCAATATATTAAGACCTGTAGATACTAATCCTAATATCATATCTTTTATTACAAAAAATTTATCAGGTAGTACTGGTTATACTCAATATAATACAATACCAAGTATACCTGCTTCAACATATTTGGTCACAAATACAGCAGGTTCAATTGGATTTTTTACTAATTTAAGTGGCAGTTCATTTACATTTATTGTTGATGGTAATCATGTTAAACAACCAGATGTTATGATATATATGAGTGGAATTACTGGTGGTACTACATTATTTTTGAAAAAAGCACCAGCATATGGTACAAGCGGTGCTGAACCAGCAGTTGGTGATTTAATATTAATTAAATGGACATTAACCAAAGATACTACTGGTTATACAACAGTTAAATCAAATCCAACACCATTTTTAATTTATCAAATTCAAAGTATATCGGGTGCATCAGCAAGTAACACTTCAATTATTACTGTTGACAGACAATTACCTAATTTTAGTGGTATGAATGCTACTGGTAAAGCAGGTGCTTTAATTTTTTATAATTATATTAATTTTAGTGGTAGTACGATATTTACTACTTATTCAACAGATTATCTTGATGAAAGTGTATTAACTTTTTTACAAAATAGTCAGTGTCCAACAGTAATATTTCCATTTTGGAATATGTCAATTATATTCACTGAAGAAATTGCAGGAGTTCAAGCAGCAGATAAAAAATTTAGCGGATTTACCAGTGTTGTATATGGTGGGTTTGTTTCATATATTCAGAATCAAGCACCTTTATATAAAAAATTAGGAGTAATTCATTATACAAACGATTCACCAGCGAATGTATATGCTGAAGGTTTTTATTTAAAAACACCAAGATTGGATATTCCAACAATAATGTGGCATAAATCTACAGGAAAAACTTTGGGAGTTACTTTGAGCGCATATGGTGAAGCTAAATTATTAACAGGTGCTACATCTGGAGCAACTTCACTTGATTTAGTATATTATGATTTGGCAGACCCTTATGGTAATATCGTTGGTAAACAATTTACTGATTTAAAGATATTTGTAATTGAAGATCAAGAATTATTATTTGCAATGTCATACAAATCAAATAGATCATGGACACTTCCAAATTATATAATTAGCAGTAGCAGTAATAGCGGATGTCTTCCATAATTATAAAATAAAATAAATAAACAATGGCAAGCGGATATACAATATTTACAACATATGTTTTAGTTCCAATATCTGGAAACAGTGAGGCTATTCATTGTAATTATATTAAATCATTACAATTGAATGGTGGTAATAATATTAACATTCAGGAAATAAACATAAGTTTTTCTAATCCTGATGATTTTAAATTTTTAAGTAATAATATTATTGGTGGTACTGGTTATACTGCTAACAAAATATATGCAATAATTCAATTAGTAAATAATAGTGGTTATACAAATATTAGTGATGTAAAACCAGATTCAACAAAATGGAAGATAGTTGATTTAATTTCTGGAAATACAGGACTGCTCACACCAGCTATTTTAACAAATCAAGTATTTAAAATTTCATTATTGGGATATAATGGTTTTACTTCATATAGTTTATTTTATTTGAATTATCCAACAAAATTTCCAAGTGATGACAATAAATTATGTTTTGGAGATGAAATATATTTCTTAGGTAATGTTTCAACAGACATACATGCAGACGTATTTGTAACCGATTTAGCTATAATATTAGGACAAAACGAATTTAATTCATCAACAAATCCAACATGGCTTCAAACAACACCACGACCAGCAGTTGCAATAACTGAAATTGGTATATATGACGCTAATAAAAATTTGGTTGCAATTGGCAAATTAAACGACCCTCTTGTTAAAGATTCATCAATTTCAAGAACACTTGTATTCGATATTGACTTTTAATTCTAAAAATAATCATAAAAATTTATATTTTTTTATAAATTCTTAGTATTTATTATAAATGTGATTTAAAATTTATAATATATATGGGAATTAATGAAGAAACAAAGCCTAAGTCAATTATAATTGATGGCAAATTACATAGTCAATTTAAGATGTTATGTAAGGGCAAAAGCATGAAAATTGGGGGTATTATTGAAGATTTAATCAAACTATACCTGAGAGACCCTAAAGAAACTCAGAGAAAAATTGATGAACTTAAAGAAGAAGAATCTGCAAAATCACTTCGCACTCAAATGTTTGAAGCAATAGCTAAAAAGTAATTTTTATGGAAAAATATATTTGGTCACTTGATATTTCAACAACTAATATCGGAAGTAGTTTATGGAGTAGTCAAGGAAGATTAATTGAACTTAAGCATCTTGAGTTAAAACTCAGTAAAGATATTAATATAACTGATCGTATAATTCATAAGGCTGAAATATTCAGAAAGTATGTTGAAGACTATAAAGAACGTATTAGACATGAACTTAATGGGGAGATTAATCAAATAATTATTGAAGAACCTTTGGGCGGAAGCAACAATATTAATACAATTGCATTACTCTTTGAATTTAATGGGATTTGCACATATATATTATTTAATATTTTTAAAATTTATCCTAAAAAGATTAGTGTGATTGATTCACGTAAATTATTTCTTATAAATTTGGTTCATATTGAAAAAAGAAAGGGTGAAATGGTTGAAGTATTATCGTTTCCTCCTGAATATATTAAAGAAAAAAAGTTGTATATCTGGAAAAAAGTCTGTAATTTAGAAAAAAAAATTGAGTGGTTTTATAAGAAGGATGGAAGTCCTAAAGATATGAATTACGATATGTCTGATAGTTATGTAGTTGGTGTAGCAGGTCTAATTATATTGGGTATTATCAGTAAAGAAGATTGGAAAAAAAGATATTTATCAGTATGAGCGAAAGAACATCAATAAATAAAATTAAAAATTTTGCAAAATTAAAAGGTGGATATTTATTATCTGAAAATTATGTTAATAATAAACAAAAATTATTATGGAAATGTAGTTGTGGTAATGAATGGCAAACTTCTTGGGTTGACATTCAATATAGAAATTCATGGTGTCCTGCATGTTCTTCAATAATTAGAGTAAATAAACTTAGAAAATATACATTTAATGATTTATATGAAATTATAAAAGAAAAAAGCGGTATATTATTATCTAAAAAATATATTAATTGTGATACAAAATTAAAAATTAAATGTTCTGATAATCATATTTTTTATTTAACAACACGACAAATAGAAACAAATAATTGGTGTCCTGAATGCAATAGAAAAACTGTTTCTAATCAGCTTAGAAATATTTTAAAAAATAAAAATGGGAAATTAATTAAAGGAAAAATAATTAATCATAAATCAGAAGTAATTATTAAATGTGAAAATAACCATACTTGGAAAACAAAAATTCATAACATTATTTATAATGAGAATTGGTGTCCACATTGTTCAAATTGTGCGAAATTAACAATCGAAGAAATGCAAAAAATCGCAAACGGTAGAAACGGAAAATGTTTATCTGAAACATATGTTAATTCAAAGACTAATTTATTGTGGGAATGTGAAAGGGGACATCGATGGACTGCAGAACCAAATCGAATAAAAATTCAAAAATCTTGGTGTCCAATTTGTAAAGAATCATTAGGTGAAAGAATTGTAAGTAAATATTTACAACAAAATGAAATTATTTTTGAAAAAGAAAAAAGATTTAATAATTGTAAAAATCATCGAAAATTATCATTTGATTTTTATCTTCCTGAACGCAATATTTTAATTGAATATGATGGTGAGCAGCATTTTAAACCCATTAATTTTCATGAATGTTCAAATGAAGAATCAATTCAAAATTTTAATAATTTAATATTAAAAGATGCAATTAAAAATAAGTATTGCACAGATAATAATATTCAATTGATTAGAATACCATATACCACAAATAACATTGGAGAATTTTTAAATAAATTCATTTAATTCGGAACTATTTATATAAACACTTGTCTTTATGACTTATTTGTTATAAATTTGACGAAAATTATAAATTATATTATCTAAAATACTTAACATGAGAAAAGAACGAATTGAAAAAGCAGTAGAAATCATTAATTATGCAATCCTTGCTGAAATATCAGTCAAAGAAGCATCAGTTATATGCGGATATTCTGATACTTACGTAAAAAACACTAAAGCTCTTGTATACGAACTTTATGACAACAATCAACTTGAAGACGAACTCTTCGATTTATTTGATACAGCATATAGTTTATATAAAGGATTTAATGTAAAAGAAGAAGAAACTCTTACTGAATCGAAAAAACCAAATGATATTCCAGCATCTACAAGCGGAGAAGACCTTAAATACAGTGAAAAGGGCAATGAAGCTACTATTGAATGGAAAAGTGGTTCAAATTATCCTGCAGATCATATAAAAACACTTGAAGAATTACTTAAAGCTACTAAAGTAGATACCGATCTTTGGAATGTAGCACAATATTGGGAAAATAAATGGGACGTTACCGCAGTCATTAAAGACATACCAAGAACATTTCAAAATTTTCAAGTTAAAGCACGTCTTGAAAAGAAACTCACAGTTGCCAGAGAAAGAGCAATTGGTGAATTATTCAAAGAAATGATAAAGGATTATAAACCACCTTTACTTAAAGTTATTCCAAATGTAATTACTCATGATAAAGAAAACAATCTTTTTGAAATAACAGTTTTTGATTTACATTTAGGTAAACTTGCATGGGGTGGTGAAACAGGTGAAAATTATGATACAAAAATTGCACGTCAGAGATTCTTAACCACAATCAGTACGTTAATTCAAAGAGCAAATGGATTTAATTATAATAAAATATTATTTCCAATCGGCAATGATTTTTTTAACAGTGATACAATATTTAATACAACAACAAAAGGTACTCCGCAAGATGAAGATTTACGTTGGCAAAAAACATTTAATGTTGGTGTAAGACTTCTTATTGATGCAATTAATTTATTGAAACAAATAGGTGTACCGATTGATGTGGTGAACATCCCGGGTAATCATGACTTCGAACGCAGTTATTACATGGGCGAATATTTGGTAGCATGGTTTAATAACGACCCAATAGTAAAAGTTAATAATGGTGCTTCACCAAGAAAATATTATCGTTTTGGTAAAGTATTATTGGGTCTTACACATGGTAGTGAAGAAAAAGAAGGTTCATTACCATTATTAATGGCAAGCGATATTGAATCAAAACCAATGTGGAGTGAAACAATATATCATGAATGGCATGTTGGTCACATACATAGAAAAAGAGACGTAAAATATGCTGTTAGTCTTGACAAATCGAGAATGACTGATGAAGAGTTGGGTGTTACTGTAAGATATCTTTCAAGTCTTACAGGGACTGAAGAATGGCATCATAAAAAAGGTTTTATCGGAGCACTTAAAGCTGGCGAAGGTTTTATTTGGAATGATGAAACAGGTTTGATTGCACATTTAAATGCAAATTTAATAATAGAATAATATGACAACAAAAAAGAACAACTTAATGAAATTGGCAAAGGGCAAAAAGGAAACAATCGTAAAAGCACCTGTCGTTAAAAAAGAGGAAGTAAAAGTACCTGAAAAAATGCTTACTCCAGAAGAAGAAAGAGACCTTAAAACAAAAGCAAAGGTTGAAGAGTTATTAGATGG